CGCTCTGCGCTTCTTCAGCGATCAGAGTGGTCTCTCGATCGATCGCACCCGAGGCTGCAGCGATACGCGCTTTGAGCGCATCAAAGGCTGCGCACTCCTCTTCACTGAGATCCCGATCCTGACTGGCAGCCAGATCGGTCAATTCTCGGGCTTCTTGTACCAGGGCGGATTTGCGAGCCTGAAGCTCACGCAGTTGCTTACTCATCTTGAGAACCTTCTAGAAATGAAAGACGAAAAAAAACCACCCGAAGGTGGCTGTGACGGTTGGGCCTGACCGCGGGTCAGAATTGAGATTTCCTAGAGCAAGGCCAGATCGTTTTGGGCGAGGCTCAACCGGGAGGGCGATGCCCGGGCAGTAACGATGGGTTTTGAGGCCTTGCGCATCGTTCGCAGCACCTCATCAAAGCTCGCGACCCCATCGACCATGCACTGGGCGAGCGCAGCATCAGCCCCCAGCACCCGGCCCTGCCCCATGGCATCTCGCACCTGCGCAATCGGAACCCCACGTCCCTTGGCGACTGACCGGGTGAATGCTGTGTAGTACTCATCCACCCTCGTCTGCATGAAGGTTTGCGCGTCATCATCGAGTGGCGCATAGGGGTTCCCTTCGACCTTGAACTTACCGGCCGAGATGAGCGTGGTTTTAACCCCTGCCTCATCAAGAGCTTTGCTGTAATCCTGGTGCGCCTGCCACACACCGATGCTGCCGACCTCGCCACCCGGGGTAACGTAGAACTCCGAGGCTGCGCACCCGATCCAGTAAGCCGCAGAAGCGGCGAGACTGTTGGCGATCGCAACAACGGGCTTTTGTGCGCGCGCGCTTTGAATCTCATCGGCAAGCTCTGCGACACCGTAGACGCTACCGCCTGGGCTATCGATATCGATCAGGATCTGACCCACGGTGTCGTCGGCGAGGAGTTGGCGCAGAGCGGAACCGAACTGCTGGGTACTGGTGCTTCCCGGCCCCGAGACTTCCTGGACCATGTTCCCGCGCTGGGTGATCACGCCATAGAGCGGCAGGACTGCGATACCACCACCGGCAGCCGCGTTACTGGCCTGGCGCCTGGCATCCCTCACAGCCCGATCGGCCTTGATACGGCCCTTCTTCTGATCCGATGGAGATACGCCCAAAGACCAGCGCGCGAGGACACTACTGACCGCGCTCAGTCGTTCAGGCATTAGCGCCCAGGGTGTTGAGAGAAACTCTGCAACGAGCAGTTCATGATTCACGGGTTGTTCCCCACTTTGACATGTCCCTTGGACGGCGCCTTGGCCGGTGCCTGGTCCTTTTCGTTGATCGGAAGGTTCGCGTCTTGTGTGTCGACCGCCGACTCCTCAACAACGCTCTCTTCAACCATGTTGAGCGGCCGAAGAGGCTCATCCAGGCCATCGATCGGGTTCAGGTTCTCAGCGATTCGGGCTTCGTTTCTCGTCATCCAACCATTCTGAATTCCGCTCTGGTAGTAGGCCGATCGGCTCGCCGCATCCCCCCGCATAAGGTTCGTGAAGTCAAACTCCACCTCGACCGGGTCGTCATCGAGTAGCAACTCCGCTTCGATGCTCGCTTCCCACCTCTCTGCCCAGGGCGTCATTGTGTGCATCACAAACTCCAGGCTTTGCTGCTCGATGTTCGAGAAGGTCGCGCGCGAGAGGTCTCCAATCATGTGCGGCGGGACCCGAAAGAGCCTGGCAATATCGGTGATCTGAAACGCGCGTAATTCCAGAAACTGGGCGTCTTTGTTGGTCACGCCCACTTCATGAAACTTCATGCCAGATTCCAGCACCAGGACTTTGCCGCGGTTCGCACCCGACTGGGATTGCTGATAGGACTCCCGAAACACCTTACGGGCCTCTGAATCCTTAAACGTCCCTGCAAATTCAATCCAGCCACCCGTGGGCTTGGCGTCGTTTGCGAAGAATCTGCCTCCGTAATCTTGTGCTGCCAGCGCGGTACCCAGACTGTCTCGGGCTAACTCAATCGGGCTCAAGCCCATGAGGCCATCGGACGATAGACCCCGCAGGTGCCAAACTTCGCCGCGCGGGAAAATGATCTCTCGGCCGCCGCGGTCCGTGAACCGGTAGCGGTAGTCGCCTGAGTCAAGTAACTCGAGCCGGATCCGATCCGGGTGCAGTGGGTTAAGTTCAACGACCTCGCCCCTGGCGTTGGAAACAATCTGGCAATACGCGTTGCCTCTAAGCGCCAGATGCCCCTGAAGCGTTTCCCGGAACTCGAACGGATTCTGAAACCGATTCGGTCGGCGCCCCAGCAACTGATAGAGCCAGTGGTCTTTGACTCTGTCCTTGCCGCCATCAGGACGTGCGCGGTAGACCACGAGCGGCAGCGCTGCCAAGGTTTCTGAGAGCACCCGGACACAGGCATACACAGCAGCGAGGCGCATGGCGCTGTCGGCGGACACCCTGACGCCTGCGGCAGTGCGACTGCCCGTTGGTTCAAACCAAAAATCACCCCAAGGGGAGCGATCGGATGCCGAGGGGCGAAACCAATTTGATACCGTACTTGAAACGCTACTGAGAATTCCCACTATCTTTGGCCTCTAGAGCATCACGAGTTCGTAGTCCGAACCAATCACCACGCCACCGCCTGGCTTGATCGCCCGCGAGAGCGCTGCAATGAGTGCCACGATCCCGTCGATCTTGTTTTCTGGCCTTTCTTTCCTCGGATAGATGTTGTCCTTGGCATCCAAATGGGCGACCACGTTGCTGGCCATCCAGCCCAAGACCGGATCACCGTCGTGGGCGAGTTTGCGCTGCAGCACCAGAGCCTCAAGCGACTTCATCGGTTCTGAGAAATTCAAGACCGTTGGCCGAACCTCGATCATGGGTAGGCCCTGAGCGAGCATTCGGGTTGAAAGTTGCGTGGCCTGAAACGGATCAAAGGCCACTGCCTGGATCTCAAAGCGACTCACAGCCTCCAGCAGATCCGCTTCGATCCAGCTGTAGTCAATGACGTTTCCTGGCGTGACCGTCAGGCGCCCAGCCCGCATCCATCCGGCGTATTGACTGTTATACGCGCCTGTGACTGCATCTTCTGGCAGGTAGTACTTTCCAAAAACAGCAAAGCCATCAGAGATCTCTGGATGCGGGAAGGCTATGACGAGCGCTGCCACGTCCACCTTGCTCGCCAGATCCAGCCCAATCCAGCAGGGCTTGCCAACGAACGACTCGATCGTGAGATCTGGGTCCGAGCACGCATCCCAGGCGCGCATGTCCATCCAGGCCACATCCGCATTGACCCATTCGTTTAAGTGCTTGGTTTTGAAGTTGTTCACTGCGCTCGGTAACTGCATGGCCTTGGCCTGCAGCGGCACGAGCACTTCTTCTCGAACAGAAATTCCCCAGTTCGGGTTAGCCTTGATCAGAGCCTCCCGGCTCGTCCAGTCATCTCCGTCGTCTAACCCATAGATGATCCCGAACTGGCTCTCGTCCTGAGCCTGACCATCAAGCACCTTGGTCAGAAAGTTTCTCGCTTCAAAACAGATCCCGGCGCGGTTCGATCCTGCAGTCGTGATCACCCAGAGAAGCGAGTTATCTCTTTTGCCGGTTCCGGTTTCTACTACGTCATAGACCGTTCGGGTCTTGTGGGCGTGCAGCTCATCGATACAGCCAAAGTGAATGTTCAAGCCATCCAGCGTTGAACCTTCAGCCGAGAGCGCTTCGAACTTGGAGCCTGTGGCCAGAACATGGATGTTGTGCGCACCTACGTTCACAGAAAAACGGCTGCGAAACCCGGGGCTACGCCTAGCCATTGTCTGCGCATCGCCAAAGACGATCCTTGCCTGATCTCTTGTGGTTGCCAGTGAATACACCTCGGCCCCACCCTCTCTGTCGGCTGCCAGCATGTAAAGAGCTACGGCCGAGGACAACGTGGACTTGGCATTGCCCCTGGGGACTTCGATGAAGGAACGGCGAAACCTGCGTTTGCCATCGGGCTTGACCCAGCCAAAAACAGTGGAAAGGATAAACACCTGCCAGGGCTCCAGTTGGATGGGCTCGCCAGCCAGCGGTCCCTTCACATGGGGTAGCCGCTCAATGAACGCGCACAGGTTGTCCGCTGGCTGGAAGCTCCTGCCGTCCTTGTCCGTGAGCTTGGGGTTGAACAGGTAGGGGCTCGCCTTGCCTTTGAACTTGGCGAGGTCATCCAGTTGACGCTGACAGGCCCGCTGGACCCAACGGCAGGCCAAGATTTCCCCTGTCACAACCTGCTCAGCATAGCGTTTGCCAATGGCCGAATATGAGGGGTGCCGTACATCCATGTGTTTACAAATCCTGCGGGATCAGACAAGATGTACACGTACATCCATTCACCGCCTAAAAGGTCAGCCATGGCCAACACAAAACTCTTCAAAAACGGCAACTCTCAGGCCGTGCGTATTCCTTCGGAGATGGCCTATAGCAGTTGGGATATCGACCTTGTCATCGAGCGCCACGGCGATGAACTGCGAATCCGGCCGGCGCGCCGTCGCATGGGCGACGTACTAGGCAAGTTGGCGCAGTTCTCCCCAGACTTCATGCGTGAGGGCCGAGGCCTCAACGTCGAGAGCGAACGAGAGGCCCTATGAAACCCAAGTACATGCTGGACACCAACATCTGCATTTACTTGATGAAGCACCAACCGC